TACAGAAAAACGTCTTGCTGTACAACAGAAATTTGAACAGGAAAGAGAAGCATTAAGAAAAGCAGGAGCTTCTAAAGAAACACTTGCAGAACATGATTATCAGAAAGAAGGAGCCTTGGAGGCTGTTGATAGTGAGTTTGCTATGCGCGAGGATTCTTTTCAGTCGTGGACTAATAGCATAGCAAATATGAGTTTGGAACAGTTACAGAAATTACTGTTTCAAGCAGAGCAGGAGCTCCAGCGATCTGAATTTCTAAGTCCCAATGATCCTAAACTGGCGGGACAAAGAGCAAAGGTATCTTCATTAAAAAATGAAATTAGTGAGAAAACTAACGAGACTCAGACAGCTCCTGAAAAGCGGGGTATAAAAGAATGGCAAGAATTATATAAGACATTAGGAAATGTAGAAAGTGGATTTAATGAGATTGGTGATGCAGTAGGAGGTACTGCCGGAGAGATCATATCTGCTGCCGGGGGATAGCATCATCTACATTGCAAATGATTGATGGTATTGTAATGTTGGCTAATGGTTCTTCGACGGCAATGAGTGGAACAGCACAGGCAGCATCCACTTCTATACAAACTGTAGAGAAAGCTTCTGTTATCTTAGCTATCATTGGCGCGGCATTACAGGTGGCTACCAAAATAGCAGATATGTTTGGTGCTGATTATTCTGATTATGACACAGCCAAGGAAAACTACGAGAGCTATGTGAAAGTGCTTGATGTAATTATTGGCAAGCAGAAAGAACTATTGGAAACATTGACAGGAAAGGCTGCTGTAGAAGCCTCTCAGAAAGCAATAGAGCTTATTGAAAAACAAGCAGATGCAGCAAGAACACTTGGCAAGGAGCGTTTGAATGCTGGAGCATCAGCAGGCTCTCATTCTATCGGCGTACGAATGCGTAAGGGTATGAATAATGAAGGATGGGCAGAGTGGAACAACTTTGCCAATTCAATAGGAATGAATCCCGATGATATTGGGAATAGAATGACTGGATTATTTGATTTAACAGCTGAGCAGCTTGCAACACTACAAAGGGATGCTCCTACTTTTTGGGCAAAATTAGATGGGGATGTACGCGAATATTTAGAGCAAATAATTGCATGTAATGAGGAAACGGAAGAAATGAGAGATCTTCTGAATGAATCGTTAACCCAAGTATCTTTTGATGATGTCTTTAGTAGTTTTCTGGATGCATTGTCTGATATGGATTCTTCCTCAGAAGAGTTTGCCAATAATTTTGAGAAGTATATGCAGAAAGCTATTCTTAATTCCATGCTGATTGACAATTATAAGTCTAGAATTAATGAATGGTATAAAGCTTCTGCTAAAGCCAATGAATCAGGCGGTATTGATGAAAAGGAATATGCAGATTTGCAAGAAAGCTGGAATGGCATTGTTTCCGATGCTTTGGAAGAGCGCAATGCTTTAATGCAACAATTCGGTTGGTCTTCTGGTGAAGAGTCGTCTTCTCAATCTTCCACTCAGAAAGGATTTGCTGCGATGTCTCAGGATACAGGAGATGAACTTAATGGACGTTTTACTGCTTTGCAGATATCTAATGAGGAAATCAAGAATTCAATGCTGTTTGTTTTGGGGAGCTTGTCTTCATTATGCACCACGGCTTCTGATAGTAACCTGCTTCTAACCGATATGAGGAATTTGGCTGTTATGTCAAACGGGCATCTGGAAGATATTGCAAAGTATACAAAAGTACTACTGGGATTTGGAGAGAAACTGGATAATATAGATAGAAATACAAAAAACATATAATGATATGAAAGACGAATTGCGCATTAACGGTAAAGATGCCTACACTACTTGGGGCATAAGCATGGATAATAATGCATTATCCGAACTAATGACACCATCCTCCAACAAAACTTTTATAGAAAACGAGAGTCGGCTGGAACATGGAAAACGGGTGGTCATCGCCAATCCAAGGGTAGATGTGAGAAACCTGACTCTTCAGATTAACCTGACGGCTTCCAGTGAGGAACAGTTTTTTGAGAGATACAATAGCTTTTGTGAAGAACTGGCAACAGGCGCACTTGAGATAGAAACCAAATATCAGCCTAAAGTCGTGTACAAAACGATTTATCAATCGTGCAGCCAATTCAGCCAGTTTATGCGCGGCATTGGAAAGTTCTCACTGAAACTATATGAACCGAATCCTAATGATAGAACGAAAACAGTATGATAGATATTAAAGACATATCCGGAAATATACGCTTTTCTACTCCCATAAATCAAGGGAGCAAGCGTAAGTTCCTGTTGATGAAGGAGGATTATATTACTTTGAAGTTCTCTTTGGATAAGCTTATTCCTTTTTCTCTGGGAGATAATGTAGACCATGAAATTGGCATGTTTGAGCTTGTAGATTTGTATAAGCCGGATTATAACATAGAAACGGGTGCTTATGAATATAATCTGCGGCTGGATGCTTATTATTGGAAGTGGAAGAATAAAATGTTTTTCTTTACTCCTGAAAATGGAGGACGTGAAGCCAGTTGGAATCTTACTGACAGTCTAAAAGTACATATGCAGGTTTTTCTTAAGAATCTGGAGGTGCTTGGGTATAAATATCAAGGCGAAGCATTCGAATGCACAATAGACGATTCGGTAAATACTTCTTCGAAGTTGATTTCTTATGACAGCACAAATCTGATTGACGCCCTCTCTCAGATGGCAGAAGCTTTTGAATGTGAATGGTGGGTAGTTAAAAATGAGATTCACTTTGGTCGTTGCGAGAATGGTGATCCGGTAGATTTCGAACTTGGAATGAATGTTGGCAAGATGGATCGAAGTGATAGCCAGAGTACGTACGCAACACGTATTTATGCTTTCGGATCTACCCGCAACATACCGCTAACGTATCGTAAAAAACTGGTTTTTGATGTAAAGGATATTAATGGCAGGGATTTATCTGATACGGCAAGGTCACTTGTAACTGACTTTTTCCCTAGTGATATAGTAACAGAAGAAAAACACGTTATTGATCCTATCATAACAGGGACGTTAAACAGTAATCATAGAGAATTCTCCAACAATAATGATTTAGTTGATACATTAGTCGGCAGTATTTATAAGATCATTGATAAAGGTAACGGTATCAGTTTTGGTACTGGTACTTATTATATGCCTATGCCTGGTCAGCCTTCATTTCCTCGGGATTATCTTCCGGCAGGCGAGTACGTTTTTCGTGTATCTTTTATTTATTTGCAGGATGGCATTGAAAAGGAAATCCTTATAGGTAGCAATACTGTTACGTTAAATGAAAACCAACAACATGAAATAAATTTATCATTTCCCATAGCAAAAGAATTTGCACCGGGATTGGGAGCATCACTGTTTAAATTACGTACCTATCTGCTTGTTCCACAGTTTGACAACACTTTGATTGGGATGGGAATTGGACTTTTTGCTAGGGTTTCACTAGACATGGAGCTTGTTGCCGGAAAGTCTGCCGCCACATCAGTGACCTTTCTTTCTGGAGTAAATAGTGGAAAGACATTTGATGCTATCTATAATCCGGATTTTCATATTGGAGAGACAGCAAATATTTTACGTCTTCCGGAAGGAGTTACAGCTTCTATTGGTGACAAATATACGATTGATAATATCGTAAAAAGTAAGGTTCCGGTAAGTTACTTTTCAGATGATAAAGATACTCAAATCGCTGAAGGAATTGCAACCCGACATCTCCTGATGCCCGAAGGAGTGACATATATTGATGCTTACCCGGATATGAAAGCTGAGGAGGCTGTAGAACAGATCGTTGTTTTTGATGATATCTATCCAAAGCGTGAAGGGGTAACGGATATGGTAACAACTCATACATATACTGATACTATAGATAACCCAGATGGAACAAAAACGTCAAAAGACTGGTTGGCATGGAGGTTTAAAGATGACGATCCCGGATTTCACTTTTCGAAGGATTACAAACTGGATTCTGAGGAACTGAGAATAGAATTCTTGTCAGGACCTTTAGCGGGTATGGATTTCGAAGTCTTATTTAATCCTTATGATAAAGTAAGAGATGATGCGCCCAAACCTGAACATTTAAAAGACGGTACCTGGAACCGGGATGCACAAGTCTACGAAATTAAACGCAACGATAATTACGGAAGAATGCTTCCTGATGACATTTTACATCCTACGGATCAAGGTGGAGACACATATGTTCTCTACGGGTATGATCCTCAATTTGTTTCCGATGTAATGATTCCCAATGCCGAAGTGGAGGTGGAAGAACGGGCTAAAGAGTACATTGAGAAACTGAAACAAGATCCTTCGACCTATACCAATACCATGATGTCGGACTATATTTATGGCATTAATCCCGAAACAGGGGAGCAGGATGAAGGGTTTGCAAAAAGTTTTACTGTAGGTCAGAAAGTAAAGCTAATCAATAAAGCATATTTTGAAGAAGCCCGGATTTCCCGTATTATAGGGTTTGAATATAGTCTTGATATCCCTTATGATTCTCCTGTATACACTGTGGGAGAAACCGCACCATATTCACGTCTCGGTGAGATTGAAAGCAAAATCGACTCTTTGACTTATAGAAAGGAGAAGGACAGGTTGTCGATAATTGCCGGTGGAGGAACTTCTTCCGGTATAGAAGGAACAAACGCTGTATTCCCAAGGAATATAGAAGTGACAGTGGATAGAGTAGGCTACTTCAAGGCTGGTGATATAATACTTGGAGGAACTACGGTAGTAGATGCATTTATAAAACTGATATCGCAGAAATCAACAGGGGAGTTGAGAAGTGAGATATCTACAAATAAGGATGTTGAATATGGTAGTCCGAAAGGTTTTATAACATATACTGCTGTTAGAAATAGTCAAGGTCCTATGGAACAAGCTTACTATGATGGTAATCCGAATAATAAACTCAATTTTTCGGAAGAAGTAGGTGGTGTGCAGACAGCGACAAGGCAGTTGGATGGTTTTTATACGCAGAAAGAAACATATATTGCCAATGTCATTTATGCAGCCAGTGAGGATGATGTATTGCCCAGAAAGGTATTGAGTGATTCTATCAATGTGAATGTACATCGTAAGTGGTTTGCCGGAGTATGCTCCTCCATCCCTAAAACATCGGACGATGTGCGGGCGCTAGGATCGAATGATTTGTACTCAGGACCTGGCACGTACCAGTTTCCGGTATCTAACTGGAAAATTGTTGTTGTATGCGTGCCATCTGACAGTGTTTGTGACATTTCTATTGCCTCATCTTATGGAAATTTTATCGAAAATGGCAAAGTATGTTCGGGACCGAAAGCGATATCCGTAGCTGGTGCGAATGGTAAAGACGAAATAAATTATAAAATGTGGGTGATTCAGACACCGGGTCTGAATGATCCCGATTCATTCACTTTTAAAACAGTATAGTAATGGTTAAGATAAACGGAAGTTCTTTCCCCCATCAATATAGACGTACGAATCCCTATCCTATAGATTCTACGGAGACATGGGCATCTATAAAAGAGGCTACGGAATATGCCCGCAACACAGATGCGGAACCTTATATGCCGTATGCAGGTCAAGTAATATCTATTGAAGGGCAAGAGGATATATATGTACTGGTTGAGGATAAGGCTATATCCAAATCTGACGGTCGAGAACATTTTAAGCTACATAAGATTTCCACTCAGGAAACTGCAGAAGGAATCTATTTGAGTAAACTCGTAGAAGATACAGCTCAAAAGTTAATACATTTTTTGGAAGGCATCAATGTCAAAGGTGAAGCAAAGATGGAGACACTTAAGGTCTTAGGGGCTGCGATATTCTCTGATACTGCCACATTTGAAAAGTCATTGTCTTCCTCTGAGTTTATATCAGGGAATCCGAATGGTCAAGGATGGGCTATATACTTGAAGGAGTTTGTTAACTCCGGGGGCATCAAAGAATTGCGTACTATTCTTGAAATAGATGAACTGGACATACGCAAGAGAATGCGCGTCTATGAAATGATAGTCTCGCAACTTCTCGGAGAGAATGGTACACGGCTGACTACGGATATGATTGAAGTACTCCGCATTGATAAGACAAATATGCGAATCTACATAGATACTCAAAACGGAAAATTATACAACCCTTTTCGGACGGGAGACTATATCATGGTCCAGCAATTTGATGAAGGAAACTTTTCTGTTAACAAGGAGTATGAATTTGTCGTTTCAGGAATTAGTGCTGATTATATTACTTATTCAAACTTCGTCGGCTCTGAAAATGATGTAAGAGAAGGCGATACGCTTGTTCGCGTAGACAGTATGACTGATGTAGATCGCAAAGGATTGATCAAACATACCTCTGTAGAAGCGAATGGTCCTTACATCGACATAGTCTATGGTATGAAAACTGATCCTGAAAACGCAACAAGAACACGTATAGGAAATCTCTCTGGCATTACCACTCCGTATTGGAGACAATTAAAGGATTACGGTATATTCTGCGATAATGGATATTTCAGAGGAGACTTTATGCTCCGATCCGGGGAAGACATTTTTACGAAGTTTCAGGTTACAGATGCAAACATTCGTGCTGAGATTAATTCTGTGCGCTATGATGTGTCTGAGAAAGATAACTATTTAAAAAATGCCTCTTTTGTCTATGATATGACATATTGGGAACATTCCACAGCAGTGAACGTTTATTCGGCTTCCGGAGAAATGGTCAATGTCAATGCCAACTTATACTCTGAGAAATCAAATGTTTCTGATATCGTCTTGTACAATAATCAGT